GACTTCAGGTCTTACCGATCCTACCAAGAAACGTATTTTATCCTACTTACAGAAAGCAATTAAACCCATCAACCAGTTGCGTATGATGGAAGATAGTCTGGTAATTTATCGTCTCGCACGTGCACCGGAACGTAGAATCTTTTATATTGATGTTGGTAACTTACCTGCTAACAAAGCAGAACAACACATGAAAGATATCATGAATCGTTATCGTAACAAGTTAGTATACGATGCGAGTACTGGTAACCTTAAAGATGACCGTAAACATATGTCTATGTTGGAGGACTTCTGGTTACCTCGTAGAGAAGGTGGTCGTGGTACCGAGATTAGTACACTACCTGGCGGTGAGAACCTTGGCCAGATTGACGATATTGTATACTTCCAGAAGAGATTGTATCGTTCTTTGAATGTACCTATCAACCGTTTAGAACAAGAGTCACAGTTTAGTCTGGGTCGTTCTACCGAGATTTCTAGGGATGAAGTTAAATTCCAGAAGTTTATCGATAGATTACGTAAACGTTTTTCTGGCCTATTCACTGGTATCCTGAAGAAACAATTAATCCTCAAAGGTATCTGTACAGAACAGGATTGGGATACTTGGAAGAATGATATTCAGATAGACTTTGTTCGTGATAATCATTTCACCGAGTTGAAGGATTCTGAGATACTTAGAGAAAGACTAAGTACCCTTGACCAAGTATCACAGTACGTAGGTGAATACTTCTCACGTGAGTGGGTAATGAAGAACGTCATGATGATGTCTGATGAAGATATCGAAGAAATGAAAACACAAGTCGAAGCCGAGAACGCAAAGGGCGGAGATGATAATGAAGAAGACCTTGGAGTATAACTATGACTGAAGAAGTAGAAACTAATCCCATCCATGATTTGATTGATGCGATCCAACAACAAGATTTTAACTCAGCACAGGGTTCTTTAGATGCCGTGTTGGCTGATAAGATGCATGACGCATTGGAAGTTGAAAAGATTTCTGTTGCAGACACTATCTTTAACGGTGTAGAAGAAGATCAACTGGAGATAGACTTCGAAGATGACGATCTCATCGAAGATGAAATAGAAGATGAAGTCGAAGATGAGACAGAATACGAGTCTGACGATATCGAATAAAAGTTTATTGTTAAAGATGGAATTTGTATAAATAATACCATAAACGGAAAAACTTAAAATGAAAACATTCGGTCAATTAAGAGAAGCTGTCGCTTCCAAAGGTAAAGTCGTCTTCAATAAGAAGATCGATAAAGTACCTGTTAAGATCGTGAAAGACTCGAAGGGTTTCGTTTTGTATATTGACGGTGATATGTTAGACACCTTCAAGGATCAAAAAGAAGCTGAGAAGACTGCAAAGACAGTCGTAAAGGAATTAAAATGAAACTGATTAGCGAATACTACGAAAACGACATTCAGTGTATCGTAGAAAAGAAAGAAGACGGTGCCAAGAAATATGTCATCGAGGGCGTATTCGCTCAAGCAGATCAAAAGAATCGCAATGGGAGAATTTACCCCAAAACAATTATGGAACGTGCTGTAAATAAGTACGTTACCGAACAAGTTAGCAAGAAGAGAGCAGTCGGTGAATTGAATCACCCCGAAGGCCCAACTGTTAACTTGGATAAAGTTTCGCATCTCATCACTGACCTCAGATTTGAGGGAAATGATGTGGTCGGAAAGGCACAAATATTGGATACTCCGATGGGTAAGATCGTTCAAGGTCTTCTAGAAGGTGGTGTTCAACTAGGTGTGTCAACTCGTGGTATGGGAAGTCTAGTGAACCGAAATGGTGTCGCATATGTTGGTGAAGATTTTCACCTTGCAACTATCGACATAGTACAAGACCCCTCCGCACCTGATGCTTTTGTTAATGGTATTATGGAAGGTGTGGATTGGATCTGGAATAACGGTATTTTGGAACAACAGATAATTGAAGATATGGAGACAGAAATCAAAAATGCACCGAAGGCGTACAGTTCTGCTGTTCAAATTCGTGAGTTTAAAAATTTCCTCTCGTTAATCAAATCTAATATGTAAGGAGTCTATAATGACTGATGAAACTAATGTCGAAGTAGAACTTCACGATGATATTAACGAAATCGTGGAGGAAACTCTCGAAGAAAAAGCAGAACCTAAAGGTGCTGGCGCAACATCAAGTGATGGTGTAACTGAACCTGAGTCTGTAGCGTCAGTAGATAAGGCGGCCGATGCAACTAAGAAAGCAGCATTACCCAAGACAAAAGCGGGCATGATTAACTCTATGTACCAGAAGATGAACTCCATGAAAAAAATGGATCTTCAGGCTGCATACGGTAAAATGATGGGCGAAGATGTCGAGTTTGATGTTGAAGTAGTTGCAGAAAAAATTGATACAGTAAGTGAACTTGATGCACTCGTAGAGTCAGAGGCAACTTTGTCTGATGAGTTCAAAGAGAAAACTTCAGTTATCTTTGAAGCTGCTGTTAAATCTAAACTGTCCGAAGAAGTTTCTCGTTTAGAGGAACAATACCAAGAAGAACTATCTGAAGAAGTCGCGTCTATTAAGAGTGATCTTGTTGAGAAAGTTGATTCTTACTTAAACTACGTAGTTGAAACTTGGATGGAAGATAATAAAGTTGCTGTTCAGAACGGTCTCCGTACTGAAATCGCAGAGAACTTTATGGACAAGATGAAGGATCTATTCGTAGAATCTCACATCGAAGTACCTGAGTCCAAGGTAGACCTAGTTGATGAACTCGCAGGTCAAGTTGAAGAACTTGAAGAGAAGTTAAATTCTCAAACTGGTGAGTCCATTAAACTGTCAGAAGAACTCGAAGTGTTGAAGCGTGATTCTATCATTGCTGAAGCTGCTCGTGGTTTGGCAGACACCCAAGTCGAGAAACTGAAAGGTCTCGTTGAAAGTATCGATTTTGAAAGTGCGGAAGTATTCGCATCTAAAGTTGCTACTATCCGCGAATCTTACTTTTCTCAAAAAATTAGTGAAGAAGTTGCCGTAGATGAGGAACCTGAAACAACTGTTGAAGTGTCTTCAAGCATGGATTCTTACCTCACTGCAATTAGAAAAACTTCTAGAACTCAATAAGGAATAACCAAATGAATTCTTACGATACTCTTATCGAAAAATGGGCTCCCGTCCTGAACGAAAGTTCTGCTGGCGAGATCAAAGATCACCAACGTAGAGCTGTTACTGCTGCAATCTTGGAAAACCAAGAGAAAGCAATGACGGAAGAGCGCGCTCAACACGCAGGTTTCGGTTCTTTGAACGAAGCTGCTCCGGGCAACAACACTACTTCTGTAGGTAACTGGGATCCAGTATTGATCTCTCTCGTTCGCCGTGCAATGCCTAACTTGATGGCATATGACGTATGTGGCGTTCAACCAATGTCTGGCCCAACTGGTCTCATCTTCGCGATGAAGGCACGTTATGGTGCTGGTGCAACTGCTTCACGTGAAGCATTGTTCAACGAAGCAGAAACTCAGTTCTCTGGTGACCGTACTGGTACTCACGATTCTGATAACGCTTCTGGTTTCAACGGCATCTCTGATGACTCTGAAACTGGTGTTCGCACTGTTGACTCAAGTGTAGACGATTCTCGTCTGACTTCACTTGCTGCAACTGGTATGACTACCGCTGCTGCTGAAGCACTGGGTGATGGTGTTGGTGCACCTTTCGCAGAAATGGGTTTCACCATCGAGAAGGCAACTGTAACTGCCGTATCTCGTGCGTTGAAAGCTGAGTACAGTTTAGAACTTGCACAAGACCTGAAAGCAATCCACGGTCTGGATGCAGAAACTGAACTTGCTAACATCCTCTCTACTGAGATCCTTGCGGAAATCAACCGTGAAGTTGTTCGTACTATCAACAGTCAAGCTAAAACTGGTGCTCTCCAGTCTAACGTTGCTACTAAAGGTATCTTTGACTTGTCAACTGATGCTGACGGTCGTTGGTCTGCTGAGAAGTTCAAGGGTCTGGTTGTACAGATCGACCGCGAAGCAAACGTAATTGCAAAAGAAACTCGCCGTGGAAAGGGTAACGTTGTTATCTGTTCTTCTGACGTTGCTACTGCACTTGCTGCTTCTGGTATGTTGGACTACACTCCTGCAATGTCTACCAACCTTCAGGTTGATGACACTGGTAACACTTTTGCTGGTACTTTGAACGGTCGCACTAAGGTCTATATTGACCCATATGCCTCTGCTGACTACATCACTGTAGGTTACAAAGGTACTAACGCATATGACGCAGGTGTATTCTACTGCCCATACGTTCCACTGCAAATGGTTAAAGCCGTTGGCGAGAATGACTTCCAACCACGTATCGGGTTCAAGACTCGTTATGGTATGGCGTCTAACCCGTTTGTCGGTGCTACTCCAAGTAACGGTCTTGCCGCTGCTAAGAGCAATGTTTACTACCGTATCTTCCGTGTGGATAATATCCTCGCGTAATGGTAGTATACATAAAATAATAAGAGTGATTGGATCGGGAGTTTCCTAGTCGTTAAATCACCTTTTGACCCTCATCCGAACGCGGATGGGGGTTTTTTTTATGTCCATTATAGTGGTCTATATTTTAGATAATTGTCCATTAATAGACCACTATAATGTGTATAAATAAAAGTAAAATCAACGAGAGTTATAATGGCAGAGTTAACATCAAATAAAAATTATCTACAACCCACAGGATTTAAGATTATTATATCCGGTGATGGTTATAAGAATCTGAGTTATTTTGCGCAGAGTGTAACACATCCTGGCTCCTCAGTTAATCCAACAGAGTTACCTACCCAACGTATTACTTCGGTTCCTCTTGCGGGTGATAAAATTACCTATGGGGAACTCACCGTAGAGATTATACTGGACGAAGATATTGTTGCATACAAAGAGATGCAGAACTGGTTGGAACGTATCGTGAATCAGTCGCAGGACAATGCAGCGGGTTCTGAGGGTACTACTCGCAGTACTTACGCAGATATAACATTGATTATCATGTCTAGTCACAACAACAAGAATGTGCAGATCAAATACTTTGATGCCTTGCCAACAAATGTTAGTCCAATCACTTTACAATCTAATGTTAGTGATATACAATACCCTACATTCACAGTAAGCTTTAGGTTCAGTTCTTTCGAGTTGGTATAAATGAGACACGTCTATATTATGAATGAGAATCTTCTGGATATACTAGAAGGTTTTAGAGAGTTGTTTATTGACAAATACGATGTTACCAAGACCAATACCTTTCTTGATGGGGAGAATAGAGATCATTGGATTAGTGACGAATACTTACAATCTATACAAGTAGGTCATGATGGATCACCCGAGTCAGCAAGGTCTTATTGTCTCAAACCCGATCATGACGATTCATCTAATCCGGACTACCGAAAATCCTATATAACATTGGATGAAAGATTGAAGACTGAACTAGGAGTGCGCAATTCTGCGCTTAGTCAGTTATATCCGGTTGGTGGATATATTGGATGGCATACAAATCAAAACGCATCTTCATACAATCTTATATTCACATGGAGCGAGACCGGTGATGGTTATTTTGAGTGGGTCGATCCCATAACAAAAGATCATATTCGCATGAAGGATAAGAAGGGGTGGACATGTAAGGCTGGATACTTTGGTTCTTCTGAAGAGACAGACCGTATCATATACCATTGCGCATCAACAGACAGTAAAAGAATTACCCTCTCATATACTCTCGGGTTCAGTCTAGAGTTCTGGGAAGACGTTATTGATCATATAAATACAGTTTGATTATTGGAGATTATTATGTTAGACCTTGAAAGTATATTATCAGAGTGGAAAGAGGATTCCCAAATTCCACAACACCAACT